CAAAAGTTTGGATCAGCGATGACGTACTTAAAGAGATATGTCTATGCATCTATCTGTGGTATAGCTACTTCAGAACACGATGATGATGGGGATAGCATAGTACAAGAGTCGCTTATAAGCGACAAACAGGTGTGGCTTGTGCGATCATATATTAAAGGTGATGTGGAACTTGAAGATAAGATCTGCAAACATTATGGGGTAAATAACCTAAAAGATATGCCTGCAAAGTATGTGAATCAGATAGTAGATAAATTAAAGGCGAAAGAATAACTATGGAAGAACGAGATAAGTCAGAAGAAGCATCGGGGAAGAGAGATAAGTTATATGGAGCACTCGCTAAGGCAAAACTTGAGTATCGTAATGTAACTTTCAATCGAGTAAATTCCTTTAATAAGCAGGTATATGCTGATTTGGATTTGATACAAAAGGCGACTAATAAAGCTTTGGCAAACAATGGTCTCGTCTTCATCCAAGAACCTCGCGATGAGGATGGGACCACGTTCCTCTATTCCACATTAGGGCATGCCAGTGGCCAGGAGATAATCTGCAAAAGTAGACTCATTGTGCCTGGTTATACTGGTGCTAAGTCAGATAACCAACGGTTTGGTGAATCGCTTGCGTACTTAAAAAGACAGGTAGCGCAATGCATGCTTGGTGTGGTAGCCAATAACGATCCTGAAGACAATGATGATGCTGATGCTTCTGAAACTCAATACAATAACGAGTCCCGTCGCTCGTTGGCAGGTGATCCCAAACCGGCACATATTGATCAAGGAGTATTTACTGAAAAGATAACACGAGAACAACTGGATGAGCTACACTATGAGCTACAAGATTATCCTATCATGACCGAGAGCTTAAAGAAGGCATTAGAGATACAAAATCTTTCCGATATGCCAAAAGCAAAGTATGCTTCCCAAATGCAGAATATAAGAAAGCAGAAATTAGCCCTGATGAACTCTCCAAGAAAGGAATGGTAATGAAAACGATCCATAAGTATACGACTCCGACTAATCTTTCATCATGCGAGGAATATGCCACGGTATGGATAGCAGAAAAGGATAAAGGCACTCAGGTTTGGATACAAACCAGCAAGGATGAAAGCAAGCCACATTGGGTACGCGCTGGTGATATCATAGAACACTATTTCATCAAAGGAGAATTCCCTCCTGGATGGCTCAGCATTATAGGTGTTTACAATAAGAAAGATTAATAAATATTTAATATTACATTATTGATTAAACAGTATTATTATGGCATAATAGTAGTGTATGGTTAATTAGTCTTTTATGAAGCTAATGGTCTATACACTGCAGGTGCCCATGAACTAATATCCATGGGCATTTTTAATATCTTGAATGCGTTAAGATTCTGTTTCCTGTGATGTTACGATGCACTTTAAAGAATAATCCTCCTAAAGAAATCCCTGCCATAAAGAGCCATACTGCAAAAATTACTGGCCAATTATTCATAGTTCCTCCAGTGTTAAACGAAGTAAAATCCTTGTACGTTAAAAAAGGGACAGAACTGAGGGACAATCGATGCATTAAAATCCACCTGAGCAGCAGTCGTTGCATTTGATGAAGAGAGATTGAGATTCTGCTTATATATCGTCATGGTCGTAGTACCAGGATTAAATCTTCCCCATAAATAATAAGGATTATTAACGGTAGTAGGAGCATAATCGAAAGCGCCAAATACAGATGTCTCCATAAAGAAGGAACCATATGCATTCGACACGGTAAAGGGAAGCCCTCCAATTGAAGCAGTACCAGCTGGTACTGCAGTATTAAGACCAATCCATATCTGAAAAGAAACTAAATTACCCATACGCGTGTATTTTCCTCCACGTGCTGCATATCCTATGCCCGCAGTAGATCCGCCAAAAGCCATAAAAGGAGTAAAGCTACCCGTAGAAAAGACAGGCAATGCACCACTGCTCGTAAAGGTCACTGTGCTACCACCAGCAGATATAGTGGTACCATTAATACCTGCAAAGGTAATCGTATTAGCAGAAGGAACTGCAGTACCGGTAGGCGGAGAAGTTATAAAGCTTTGAGCAAGAGCTGATCCACCAGTCACAGTGACTGTAGATCCTGCACCACTCGTAGATACTTGATTAGATCCGACAACATTCAATACACCAGCGATAGGAACGGCGTTTCCTACTTGAGTGTTATATTGAATGGCAACAGAGCCCGATTCGTTTATGGTAAGAGTAGAAGTACCTGGATTATCAGTGACAGAGATATTGCCCGAACCGACAACATTTATGTTTCCTGCGGTAGGACCTACGGCACCACCGCTATTACCGGTAAGTGAAAGGTTAAAACCGCCTTGTGCTGAGCTTACGGTCAATGTAGAAGTGCCTGGATTTCCTGCAATAGAGATGAGCATTCCGTCACCTAAGATGTTAATGTTCCCCCCCAATGGGAATACAGGACCTCCCGTATCACCAGTTAATTGAGTAAGGCCAGTTCCTGATCCCGTTACTTGTATCCAGGTGGCAGTTAACCCGTTAGAGGCAGCGAGATACCAGATTGAATTATCAGAAGTGTTAAGCCACCAATCGCCGAGATTAAATCCTCGAGAGTCATCAACTGTAGGAGAGACATCATCCATGGTGAAATTCGGGGGCTGAACTGGATTGCTTCCAATGTATGATAAGGGAGTGAATCCATTAAGTCGCTGATTTTGATTCTTGATAGTCATAATAGTTCCTCAAATAAAATAAACCGCACATCCAGTGAACGCTGTTGTTGCCGTGAAACTTGATGGTATAGGGAATATATGATTTTGGCCTGGTTCATATGCAATTAAGAGAGAAGAGCTTGAACTAGCAGATGTCATAACAGACCAACAGGGACGATAATCAACGGGATATACGTTAGAAAATGGTGAAGAAAATGTCATTTGAGCAGTACCCATAAAAAATCCAGCAGGCATCGCAGCATGAGCAAATGGTAATGACAGTGCTGCACCACTTGCACTAACTGGCACCGAAGACACCGCTACATCAAATTGGATATATACAATGTTACCAATTTGAACATAATACCCAAAAGCACGGCTAAGAGTTGCAGGAGAACCACCGAATGTTAATGTTGGAACCCATGTCCCTTCAGAATAACTCGTACCTCCACCAGCCATAGTAATAGTCACGGTGCTGCCCCCAGCTACGATGGTAGCGCCACTCCCAGCGGCTAATGTTAAAACACCGGCAGCTGGTGTCGCGGTACCGGTAGCGGGGCTTGTTACAAAATGTTCAGCAACCGTGCTTGCCGCACTAATAGTGACGGTCGATCCAGCTCCACTGGTAGTTATGCCATTGGTTCCATGAATGGTTAACGCGCCTGCTGAAGGAACTGCCGTTCCTGACTGAGTAACAAATGATGTTGAAACTGAGCCTGATTGATTGATGGTTAATGTAGAAGTCCCTGGATTACCGGTAACGGTAAGTGGTCCAGCTCCTACGATATTAATATTACCTGCAGTGGGAGAGACAGGTCCTCCACTGTTTCCTGTTAATGTCTCAGTCGGCGTTAAGTTTATCGCTGATATCGTTAAAGTACTCGTGCCAGGCGTCCCAACAATATCTATGGTAGTACCATCACCCACCACATTGATATTGCCTGCCGTAGGACTTACTGGGCCACCAGTATCAGCAGTTAATGTCTGTACCGCACCGCTTGATGATGAGATGTTGATCCATGTAGCTGATCCATCAGCAAGAGCAGCGAGATAAAATAGACTGCTTGTAGAAGAATTAAGCCACCAGGTTCCCAGATAAAAGTTATTAAAATCGCTCGTAAGAGGATCCCTACGATCTACAATAAAATCGTTTGGTTCATATGCATTAACACCCAGATATGATAACGGGGTCAGACCATTTAATCGCTGATTAACTCGAGACATACGAACTTCTCCTTATTTTACTTAAAATAGCTGCCACACACCGTGAAAGCCGTAGTACTCTTGAGGTTAGTCGTTATTATATTACCACCCGATGTAGTTTGCATAGATCCATAAATGAATTGCCCTGTCGTCGTTGCAGGAACAAATCGTACATAGAGAAATATACCACTTGCCACATTAACCGTCGTGAGGATATTAAGCTTTGTACTATCCTGATGAGTAGACAACCCATTCTTGACGGTGAATGGTAGATCTTCGACAAAAATATTACCCACGCCTGCAGGAATGGCGGTCAATTCGATATCCATCTGCACATACACCAAAGAACCGATCTGCGTATATACGCCGAGTTGCTTTGAATACGTGAACCCAGTTCTATTCCCAGCAACTGATAAAGCAGGAACAAAGGTGCCAGTACTATATGAAGGGACTACGCCACCAGCGCTGCTTCCCACACTGATGGTACTTCCGGCAGCTGTGATAGTGGTTGCCGCCCCTGCTGCAAAGGTTAAAACTCCGGCGGCAGGTACAGCTGTTCCGGTAGGTGGGCTTGTTATAAAGCTTTTAGCTAAACTACCGCCACCAACGATAGTTACCGTATTACTGGATCCTGTGGTACTCAATCCGTTTGATCCAATCACATTTAAGATACCAGCGGCAGGAACTGCAGTACCCGCATCGGTAGGAAATGAATCGGCAACTGTTCCGGATTGGCTGATAGTGAGCGTCGAAGTCCCTGGATTACCAGCAACCGAAATAGGGCCGCTCCCAACTAAGTTAATATTCCCTGCAGTAGGAAATACTGGGCCTCCTGTGTTTCCCGTTAATGAACTGATCATCCCGGTTCCTAAAGCAGAAACGATGAGTGAAGAAGTACCTGGAAATCCATCGACTCGGATCGTCGCCCCATCACCCACAATATTAATATTACCAGCCGTAGGACTTACGGGGCCACCAGAATTAGCAGTAAGCGTTAAAATACCGCTTCCTCCTGATGAAATATTAATCCATGAAGCCATGCTATTACGAAGTGATGCTAAATAGAATAGGTCGTTGGTGGCTGTATTAAGCCACCAATTCCCTAGGTAGACGTTACGATAGTCACTCGTTAACGGATCACGGTTGCGTATAATAATTTCAGAAGGCTGCGCTGCATCAAATCCTAAATAGGAGAGTGGATTAAGGCCATTTAATCGCTGATCAATTTTCGCCATAATATCTCCTTATAATGATAGGATACGATACATTACATTTATTTTAAGGGTATTATTATTTGCTGCATTTCCTGTTATTGCAACACCGGTTGGATTGTAGGCAGTTAGCGCTAGATTAGTAATGTTATTAGCGTTAGTAGTTACACCACCCGTTGCATCAACAATTGAGTTTATCGTATTTACAAGAAGGGAGTTAGGCAATAAAACTCCCCAGTTACCATTAACAGTACCTCCATAGTTTGCATTTATAGTCTGACTTGAACCAGCAGTAAATGCATTGCTTCCACCGTAAGCAAAAGAAGAACTAATGGTAATAGGACAAACCCAGTTACCAACACCGGGAGACGCCACTAATGTAATCGGTGTTGTCTGAAGTGCTTTAATTTGCGCTGATGTCAAGGTAACAGTAGCAGTTAAAATACCTCCAACTGAAGCAGCCTGAAAACTTGGGGCCGTACCAGCTGCATTTGCAGTCAAAACAAACCCAGCAGTTCCAGTAACCGTCGAAATAACACTCGTGCTCGATGTTACTAAAGCGCCTTCAGCAACAGCACCTAATTTAACACCACCACTTCCTGCTTGTAGGGTTGTAGTAGATGTTGTATTAGTACTACCAAGAGTAACTGTCTTCGCTGCAGCACCAGTTCCTAAATTTACTGTGGTAGCTGATGCATCATTACTTAATGCAAGTGTTCCAGTTCCCGAATTTATGGTTAAAGCACCATTAGTTGAAGTAACATTGAGAGCCCCAGAACCTGATTGAACAGTAGTAGCCGACGTAGAGTTTGTGCTTCCAAATGTAGAAGTTTTCACGCCAGCGCCAGTACCGATATTTATAGTCGATGTTGTCGCATCTGTTGCCAATGAAACCGTTCCGCCATTAGCAGTAATACCTGCAAAAGTTAAAGTCTCGGTTGAGCCAGCACCACCAAAAGAAAGTCCCGTTGTGCCGCCAGTAAAGGTAAACGAACTTCCAGTCAGGCCACCGCCCGTATCGCCAGTAATAGTTATGCTACTTGCAGGGCCGGCATCGGATCCAAGGGCCCCAGTAGAAGTATTAATGGTTACATAGTTTTTATTAGCGACGGCAACACTCGCGACACCGGTTGCTACGATCCCCGCACTACCAGAATTAAGAGTGAGTGATGCAGCACCGGTTGTAGAACCGATAGTAACTATATTAGCAACTGCTCCGTCAGCAATATGAACGGTCTTAACACCAGTTCCTGCAGCAGCTATATTTATAGTTTGAGCACCAGTTCCAGGAGCTATGCTAATAGTTCCTGTTTGCGCTGCGGTGCTTCCAATTTCTATAGTCCCTGTAGTCATATTATGACCAAGGAAAATACTACCTCCAGTTTGATTGTATCCTATGCGTATGGAAGCAGCATTAGAGCTAGAATTTAAGAATATAGTATTATTCGATTGCCCTATAGAAATAGCACCACTTTGCGAGGCACCACCAATTGTTATAGTACCTGTTGTCGTACTTGAACCGATAGTATAGGTCGATCCACCAACGCCGTCGAGAGAAAAATTTCCAGTTCCTACGCGTTCAACTATACCGCTCGTTCCTGTAGTGTTACCAACATTAAGAGTCCTTCCAGCACTTGCAGTAGTACCAATATTAATTGTATTATCGGTCGCATCAGTGCCAAGATTCACCACGCCAGCATTAGCAGTAATCCCCGCAAAGGTTAGAGTCTCAGTGGTTCCAGCTCCTCCGAAGGAAAGTCCAGTCGTTCCACCCGAGAAGGTAAATGCACTACCAACAAGAGCTCCGCCGGTATTTCCTGTTATTGAGATCGAACTTGCAGGAAGAGCTTGGAAAGAAGGTAATGAGGTAGCACCATTTGAAGTTAAAACTCTTCCGGAAGTTCCGGTAGCAACATAACTAAATTGATCGTCACTAGAAACTACAACTACTCCGCTAGTAGTAGTTGTAGCAGTTACGCCGTAAACCCCTGCAACATATGATAGAGTTACGCCTCCTATTCTCAATACATTTGATTCTCCACCGGTTCCAGCGACGCTATTTCCAATAGATATATTTCCAGATTCAGAACTATTATATGCAGATCCAGCATTAGTTCCTATCGCTATATTAGTTGAACCAGTAGTAAGATTTGATAAGGCCGACTCACCTATTGCAATATTTTGAGATCCTGTCGTAGCATTTGTCAAAGATGATGTACCCACTGCTGTATTTTGATTACCAGTAGTAACATGATTCAAAGATAAATACCCGACTGCTGTATTTTGAAGGCCAGTCGTTAATCTCAGTAATGTACTGGTTCCAACACCGGTATTCTCAATAGAGACTCCTGGAGTAAGAGTAAAATTACCAGAGGAGCGTCCAGCAAAGAAATTCCCATCTGATACTCCGCCGTAAACATGAATGATTGGTAGGCCGCCCCATTTTATAATACCTACGGAAGAAGACGTTGTATCAGGCAAATTTACCGTTGTTATAGTAAGCGTTTCTGTTGAGCCTGCTCCAACAAAAGTTAATCCACTAGTGCCACCCGTAAAGGTAAATGATCCACTGGTTAAGGGACCACCAGTATCACCAGTGATGGTGATTGAAGAGCCAGGCAAAGTTTGCCACGCAGGCAAAGCCGCAGCTCCTGCAGATGTTAAAACCTGTCCTGAAGTGCCGACACCCACAACATTTTGTAAAGCGCCTGCCCCTGTTGTACCACCAGTTATGACTGCATAAGGAGTAAATGTTTGATCACCCGTGCCTCCTTCAACAACAGGTTGGGGACTAATTCTTTTATATGCCATAACTATCTCCTAATAAATTTCATATGTAGAGCCATTACCAATAATATTAATTGCTTGGTATGCCGTATTCATCACAAACGAAGTTGCGCCATCTATATTCACTAGGCCCCCAACAGTAGTGACTGTTATATTATTAGTCGCCGCAGACCCAGTTCTATCTTTAATAGTAAATACCTGGCTAAGAGCAGCTGCGTTAGGAAGCATAATAGTTATGGGCCCTCCAGATGAATCCACACTCAAATATTCATCAGTAATCAATACTATATATGGCGATGTGTTAACATTCGTATAATTAGCTGGCGTTACACCACTTGAAGAAATAGTTATCGTATTAGCACCAGGGGTTACTACAATTCCGGCACCGCCTGTTATGTTAGCAGTTCCTAGCTGATCAGAAGCAAGAGTAACAACTTTAGCAACTGAGCCTACATTGACACCATCTATACCTGCTATAAATGCTGTCGTATGTGTACCATTAGTACCAATTCTAATAGCGCTATTATCACCAACAACTCCGCCATTACCTATCAGAATATTATTGCTATCGGTGGTCGTTAAATTGATACCAGCATTTACGCCTAGAGCAATATTACTATCTCCAGTAGCAAGATTATATAATGCTGAGTACCCAATAGCGGTATTATTATTTGCACCAGCAGCGGCATTAAACATAGACCATGCACCCAGCGCAGCATTCTGGATCCCAGTGGTGGAAGACACCATTGATTCATAACCAATTGCAGTATTGCTATCTCCAGAAGAATCTGATGCAAGAGCTAATTTGCCAAGCGCAGTATTCGATGTACCAGTAGTTATCGACCCAGAAGACCCTAAGAGCAGATTTGAAGTTAATCCAAAATCAAGCGTTTCAGTTGAAACAGCACCAGCAAATATAATATTAGAATTTGCCGTGACAATGTTTATATTTCCCGCAGTTGGAGTAATGGGACCACCTGTATTTCCTGTGATAGTTTCGACGGCAGTTAGGCCACCGACTGCAACCATATCAAGCGAATTAGGTCCTGGAGTGAAAAGAATAGAATTATCTGAACTTGTGATAGTAGCGAAAGCAGGATTTGCTCCTGTAGCTCCAATGAGAACTTGACCATCCGTTCCAACTCCTAGCGAAGTGAGACTTCCTGAAGCATTACCAACTTGCACTGCGTGATCCGTAGTCCCAACAAGTGTTATTGTTAATGTATGTGTTCCTGGATTACCGGCAACATTAATATTTCCTGCACCTAGTAAAAAAATAGTATCGGTGACATCAGGCCCTACTGGGCCTCCCGTATTTCCTTCTAGAAAACCAACTGGCGTAATAAAAGGATTTCCTGCCATATATTGGCCTATTTGACTCATGCCCTCTCCTTATCCATTAACAAAACCATAAAATATAGAAAGATAAACAGAGCCAGATGAAGGCAAAAATGCAGTAAGTGCCTTTACATAAAATCGAGTTCCTTGAGCAATCATGAAAGAACCCCCCATTATTGTTTTATTGGATGCTACATCCATAATGACATAGCCATTAGCAGCGAGAGGAAAATGATCATTAACGCCGTCCCACGATATCATGATAGGCTGATCAGTAAGATTCTGAACCATAAACCAATGAACAGGGTTTTCAAATGCAGATCCAATGCCGACATAAGAGCCACTTATAGATCCAAAAGCGGTGCTCCTGACCGGTTCTGGAAGAACGCGTACTGCAAGATTACTCATAAGAACTCCTTTTAGGCTTGAGGTTGATAGAAACCGGACAAGTATACAAGACCAGATCCCGCGGACCCTTTTACATATATTTTTGTTCCCTGGGCGAGAGAACAATTGCTTGTTTGGGGAAGAGCATTTGTTTGAAATTGGATATCGCGCGTTGTTTTGGTTGGAACGTAATCATGATCATTTGTGCCGTCATAGCTCACCGTGACATCCATAGTAGAATTGTTAATAATACGAAGAATAATACACGCATGAGTAACACCAGCTGCTCCTGATAGCAATTGATACGAACCGCTAAAAGTGCTTGAATTTATAGAGCTAAGAGGTATCGGGAGAACAATATTTTTTACTGCCATTACACTCTCCTTTTTTATTTCAATACTAAGAAACGATTTCAGATTCTACTGGAGCTTCTTCCACGGGCTGTGAAGCTTCTTGTTCTGCGTTAGCATTTGCTTCAGCTTGCGCAGCTAATGCTTTTTCTTTTAATACATCTAATTCAGATTTGAATGCTGCTAATGCATTATCAAGATCATCAAAAGTAACACCAGGTTGGAATGAAAATAAGTAGTATTTTTCACTAACTTTTAACTCGAAGTGGCTTAAAACTATTTGGTTCATGTTGTCCTTTTATATTAACACTATCTAAAAATACTCCCCCAGTCTATACAACTAGGGGAGGCAAATCTATAAAAAATTAACTACGCGGCACAGGTCACGTTAGTCCACGTTCCAACACCTGTCGCGATGAACATACGATCTGTAGCGCCAGTAGGAGTTGTATTGATATAAGTATCCCCCGCATGCAATGCAAGGCCAGCTCCTGGAGCCCCAGCACCCGTGTACATATAGATCGGGCCAGGGAGTTCAACAAAAGGAGCATTAAGGAATATACCTTGTGTTCCGGCCTGAATCACTGTACCTGCCGTTGTATCAAGTGATCCTACGGTAACTGCATTATTGGTAGCACCTGTACCAATAAGAATAACTTTAGGACTTCCACCAGCAGCACCAATGCTTATTGTTTGAGTAGCGGTTCCTGATCCCAAGAATATTGCACCAGTTTGAGCTGCTCCACCAATATTAATTGAACCAGCAACCATTGCTTCACCAATAGAAACTGAACCACCTGCTTGTAAGTCTCCAACCTGGATGACATTATCGCCGGTTCCCCCCACTACTATTGATTGAGCACCGGTACCCGCTCCTACAGAAATACCGCCAACCATAGCGCCAGTTCCACCAATATTGATTGATCCGCTGGTCATTGAACCACCAAGTGAAATAGATCCACCGCCCTGTAAATCACCAATTGTAATGGTATTGTCGCCAGCTCCACCAATGAAAATACTTTGAGCGCCTGTTGCAGAACCAATTGATATAGAACCAGTCATAGCACCACCACCAATATCGATAGTACCAGTAGTCATTTCTGGAGCACCTATACTAATATTGCCAGTAGTTATAGAACCTCCGATCGAAATATCCGTTGCACCTGCACCATCGAGCACAAGACCACCGGTTCCGGCAAGAATAGTGACACTGGTGGCACCATTGGTTGTTCCGAATGAGTTTACGGTAACACCTGCAGTAGCCAAAGTCGTGTTGCCAGAACTCGTAAGAGTAGTGAAGACACCAGGCGCTCCTGAAGCTCCTAAAAGATTCCAAACCGCTTGGTTAGCAACGATACCAACTAAAATATATGCCCCTTGGCCTACTTTGTCGATCCATAATGTTCCAACTAAATATCCTATGTCTGCGGCAGTAGGAGGTCTAAGCGCCTGAACTGGAAATGGCGCTTCTGTTATAAGGGCATCCGATAATCCGTATGCCACTTTTGCTCTAAATTGTGCCATTCTATCTCCTTTAATAGAGGTTTAAATAATCTTTACTCACCATAATAAAAATTTCTTGCAAAATCTACTATATGATGATATAGTTAATTATATAAACAACTGCATTATAGAAAGAAAAAACTATGAATGAGCATGAAATACGAAAACAAATAGTGTTTAATATATCGCAACACGACCATGAACTGATCAAAAAAGAGGCAAAAAAGAGAGGGATGAACATGAGGACATGGATAATATATGCGATGGCTAATGAAATAAAACGAAACCAAGAGGAAATAAAATGAGAAGATACAGGAACAGGCCGGAGGAAGAAAAAGTAGTAGAAACTCTCTATAGAATGGTATCCCAGGCGCAACAGAACAAAGAAATGGTTAAAAGACTGAAAGAAACGACTAAAAGGCTAGAGGAGACGCACCGTTTTACTCCACATCTAATAGCTATTATTTTTGTATGTACTACGGCTTGTTTAATATTATTTGTCAATGGCTTAACTCAATAGGAAGGAAAATGATTCCAGAAGAAAAATATAGCAATTTAGAAATAGATAAAATTAGAAAAAAGCTCGCTGAACTAGAAGGGTTTATGTGCTTGATGATAATTATGCTAGCGCCTATGTTCATTACATTCATGTTCTCAGGCGCAGATTACTTTCCATGTACCGCAAAGCTTTAACAACATCTTTGAATACTCTGTTTTTCGAAGAATCGGCCTTGAGATCCATTAAATGTCTTGCCGCCGTATCTGAATACTCCAATACAAAAGTCATGAATTATTCTTCTTCGAATTTGCTTAAATCTATTCTGATATGAGCCTTCTCTTTGAGAGCCGCCTTAAGCTCATCTACGATTGCCTTATTTTTTGGATCAAACAACCATTGCTCTTCTTTAGGTATCTCCTGTACCGGCTCAAGAATAATCTTCCCATCCTTCTCGTATATCATATACAAATGAGACAAACCATGAAATAGGTTCTTAGGTATGGTAATGCGGTTACGAGAATCAATTTTAACGTACTTTGTTTCTTTTTTCATATTTAGCACCTCTTACCACCAAATATACCACAAATGGGTAAATGGGTAAAGCCTTTTGATAAAAAAGAGTTTTAACCCATAAAATAAAGCAATATCGCTGGAGCATCTGATTCTAATACGTACACCAAGAACAACTCTTCGTACAAGAAAAATAAAAACCCCTTAAACGGGAAGGGTGGGGCTATTACTGTTCGGTAGAAGGTCAATTTTAGACGGTAGCGCTTCTTAACGCGAGATTGGAGTGTTCCTCCCCATCAAGCGTTCTTTGTTCATTTGCGGATCAAATTTGTGCGTTCTCTTTGTGAAATGACATTCTGCTTCCCATTGATGGGAGTTTTTCGGAAGGACTGCCATGGGATGATGGCGATGCCAATGTACAATAACTATCGCATGTTTTATGTTCAATTTTTTTTAAAAGAATGCTTTTCGCTGTGTTGGGCAGTATTGCTGCCGCTTTGTAGTGATGCTTTGCTTTACAACCAAGCCCAGCGTTCCTGGGCGGTTAGTTTTTGGCGAGCCGAACCTGTAGCGTAAGCGTAGGGGTGAGAGCGAAGCCTATCTCATGAGAATCTCATAAGATTCTCATATAATCTCCCGATTTTATTTTAGTCGTTTTTTTGTTTATCCTGCATCATTTTTTTAAAACGTTTCTGCCACAAGGTACGACAATCCTGCCACAAGGTACGACAATCCTGCCACAAGGTACGACAAATTTGGGTGATTTCTGCCATGAGGTACGACAAATTTTATTCGAATTCTGGGTTCACTTAGATAACTTTCTTGTGACGACAGTTCTCTTTGGGACTCCTGGCTGAATGCCTTCTCTGAACTTTTCAGCAAGTTTTTCTATTTCTGGCTTAGCTCTTTCTTCAACCTGCAATGGCAAATCGAATGGTCTCTTGCCACCATTCTCCTTGATGATCTCTTTCATGGCATCAGCACGTATATGTTCAGCTTCATTCGCTATCTTCATACTGTGAATGATCTTCTTTTTACCAGCATCAGTATTAGAAAGAGTAGGTATCTGAGCCATAAAAGCCTTGAGGTCATTATCAGTTACCCGCGCACCAAAAATAGCTTTTGCACCACCTATGAACTGATTACTCAGTTTTTCAAATTCTTCCGTGTCAGGCGATGTTAATCTTTGCACTGATCTTAAAACACCAATCACAGGATTAATAAGTCCACCAATCGCGCCGCCAATCGCGCTACCTACTCCAGCTCCTATACCAGCTCCTGCCAGCCCTCCTGCTCCATAAGTCGGTAATGCACCTGCAGCGCCCCCAATGATAGTTCCGATTCCTGCTCCTGCAGCAGCACCAGCTGTAGTAGATACATGCTCTTCTAGATTCTTGAGCAAATTATAGTATGTAGAAAAAGGAAGATCGCCCTTCTCAATAAGCTTAGACATTCTATCTAGGCGATTATCAGCTTCTTGGGCAGATTTCTCAACTTCAAGCACCTTGTCATAATACTTTTTAGTTTCTTTTTGAGCCTCCGCTTGTTCTTTATCCGATAGTTTCTTTTGTTCATGCGCCAATTTCTTCTCTTCTTTTGTTGCAGAAGCTTTTTCTTTGGCGCTTAATGGCTTCACTGGTTCTATAACTTGTGGCTGGACTGCCTCAACAACTTCCTGAGCCTGTTGCTCAGGTTGCATTTGTTGTTGGGGCTGTAGTTTTTGTAAAAGGTTTGCAGCTGGTTCTGGTGCGGCAGCCTTCTGTTTTTTTTGAACAGGGACAACTGGGTTCTTAAAAGATGGCTTGAGTTCAGGTGAGATTAATGATTCGAGCGCATCTGGATTATCAAGTAATGGTGCTACTTCTTCAGCTTCTTGAGGAGAAAGACCGAATAAAGCTTCTAATCCACCTGCTCTTTTTTGCTGTAATTGAGACTGTTGTTGCTTCTGATATCTATCCCGTAGTACTTTGTCGAGTACGTTCGGCTCTAGTTGCGCCATATGATGGGCTTCTTGAGCAGGGATATTGAATAATTGCTGTAATCCCGAAGCAGTATCTGATCGCTGCTTCCTTTGAGCGAGTTCATTTGTTTTATGATGGATCAATCCTTCAAGAGCAGAACTAATGCCACGAAGATAGGGAGCATGCTTTTGATTTCTGTTTGGGTCATTGATTACTTGTATCATTTTTATACCCCTTTCTTCATTTTATTCATGGCTACCAATTGTGCTAATAATTTAAGTTTATCCTGATCAATAGTTTTTGAAGTAATTGATCCTTGCTCTTGAGCTTTTTTATTTTGGCCTAGTCCAAAGTTTCCACCCCCTGCTAAATATTGGCTCAGTAAGTTACCACCAGTCTCCACTATTTGTCCACCCAATGTTTGTTCATTTTGAGGAGTGAGCCCTAGCTGAAGCATATTAAGCGCATTTTGTTGCCCTTGTTGGCCATATTGAGCTTTTAAAGCAGCTAGCCCTTGATCAAATTCTGATTGGGCGCCACCGAGCATTCCGGCAAAGTCACTGGATCCTCGTGTATCCGATCCACCAAGAGCAGTGAATCGCTCAGCAAGACTCGGGATAGATTCACGCTGAAACTTACTTCGCGCTGCAGTTTCAATAGGCTCAAATCCTGCAGTAGGATTCGCTAAGTTCGTTTGGCCCTGCGCCAATAACGCATTGAGAGCAGCTTGTTGCTCCGGGCTAAATTTATTTGGCGATTGTTGGAATCCTTCAACATCTTGATTCTGCACACCAGAACCATAAGGCCTATTAACATTTTTCTTCCTCACGTTTCCGCTCAGCCCCCCAGATAATAATCCAGCAATACCACCGAGGCCAGCACCAATAGCAGTTCCTATAGGTCCAAAAAAAGAACCTGCTTGAGCGCCAGTTGCCGCACCACCTAGTCCTCCTCCTGTTCCACCTTTCCAATTGAATGCCATACTATCTCCTTTAGCTTTGCAAATATTCTAATATAACATAGGTGATGGTAAAATTAGTTCTGTTTGATCCGGTAATAATAGTTACATTAGTTGCGTCAACTTTCAACTCAATATTATTAGCGGCAGTCGGACTGGCATACGGCAGCGGGATATAATTTTTACCAGTAACATCTGAAGCACATCCATAAATACGCGTGAATGTTGTTTTTGGCGTGCAGGTAATACCATGAGGCACAGCAGTTGTTCCTGTATTTGGTAATGCACCAAAATTGATCACCTTACGAAAGACTTGCCTATCCTGAGGCGAGAGTGCGGTAGAAGAATTTAGTGCAGGGTCGCTGAAATATAACTGGCCATTAATGAATTCTGAAAGTTGATACTGGCCTGTATCTTTCATATTCAAAACAATCGCTACGTTATTAATCTGCTGATACAAACGGACAAGTAGCTCCTTAAACTCGGGACTATTTACATCAAGTTCTTGAAGCTGTGCAACATCCCAAACTTGGGTCGTTTGCAGAAATAAGCCATATTGATCAGCATCTTGGAGCGCCATTACTTTTTCCTTTTAACGAGGGAGTTATCTTTTACTCTGACCATTTTAAGTTTCCCATCAACATACTTAAACGCGAAATCGCTGTTTTCTATGAGCTCAGAATAAATTTTTCGAGATCGAATCTGTACCTTCTCTTCCTGGTAAATAATCGGCTCTTTACTCGATTCACTCGCTGTAAATGTCATCATCTTAATAATAAAGTAAATAAACATTAAAAATAGAACCACTAAAGCCTCCTATTTTTAAAATTTAACCTCCACTATCGTTACAAATTTTTTACCGTTGGAGTATTCAACTCTGTTAGGGAAAAAGATTAAAGTTTTTTCATTATCTTGATATGCAAAGAATTCATACTTATCTTGAATCACTAATGGTTTATTAAATAGAGGCGTATGAATGTAAATTAGCTGATGAACAAAGCAATAAATGAACATAAACGGCATCATTGGAGCCTCATTGATGTTGGCTGGGTGAACAAAGCCATACCTTGTATTTCAAATTCAATAAGAGAGATGTTCGGATCAAGCATTTGATCAAGAGAGAAAGACATACCAATCTGTATGAATGTTCCTGTTGTTTGGAAATAGATCGGATGCCAGAGTAGTTCTTGATATTGCTCCAACGGATACAAGTTCTCATCATACGGGAATGTTTCTAAAACATTATTCCCCATTATTGATCCTGACTGCTCTCCTTCATCGATCATCGAAAGCTCAGTCGAAGAAGGATAGTAATCAACAGTGATTGCACCTTTATCAGTTTTAATAACACCAAAGTCTATCTTATGAAGATAAAAGTCACGCGCTTGATCGACGTATGGATTCCATTGCTTACTCTTTATCTGGATATTAGAAACACGAGCAGCAGTTCCCGCACCATTATAAGTTCCTGACAAGAGCGGCACTTGTATAACAATGGTATTTGCATCGACTACTTCATACACTAAAAATATTTTGCCATTTAAAGCTGCCATTGTAGGTGCGTCACCATCGACATTTTCTATTAATATAAAATCCTGATCGTAATCAAACTCTATCGGCATATCGGTAAGATTATGATTAATGATCGTCAAAGTTAGTGTATTGTCACCATTAAATACAATGTTAGTGATTTGCATTGAAGCTGCATTACGTGTTTCTTCTTCATTAAGAATAAGCATGAACCCTTCAGAAGTTCCCATCAAAATAACACGATGATTCGCTTGTGTTACGTTGCTTTGCCATGTCTGAGTGCCTTCATTCCACTGTAATGGATCAGAAGACGCCCACGTTAAATCGGATGATTGCTCAAAGTATCCAAACATCGTTATACAATCATCATTTCGAGCCCATGAATTATTCTTATAGTTATAAACAAGGACTTGATTAGGAAATTTTTGCGTTGGTGTTTGTAGATCATCTACATAGGTCCAATAGACCATTTCATTATAATAATCTCGAACACCCACTGTTCTTAAGAATGCATTATTTTCTAATTCAAACTCAAAAACAGTGGTAGGTATTTGGTCATCGATACGAACAACGTTTGATCCGTTACACGCATGGACACCTGTTTGTCCAATAGTTAAAACGTCCTTATCAAAAGGAACCGTACTAAACGTAGATTGCGATCCAAGTTCAGTATTAATTTTTTGCCACACAAAAGGGAATACTTGGTTACTTGTATATACCAATTCCCATGTGCTTCTCTCAAAGTAAACGATTAAACGATCTTTGATAAACTCAGCAGATATAATTTGCTCTTCGGTTGCCGCATCGACAAAGCCACCTCCTGCAGCAACATTCACGACGTTGTCTGCTTGGTTCTTCTCATACCATGCGTTTACCGCAAGAGGAGAACCATAAAAACTATACCGAGCACGATTAACGAATGCAGTATTAACACCTGCGCCACCTGAGTTATCATTTTCAACCGTATTTAAAAGGACTAATCTATTTTTGAATGCCACTATTATACGAGCTGTTTTGACATAAGGTCCAGTATGAATAGCGCCGCCTCCAGGCCTGAAATAAAAAGCATTTGCTCCTGATGCGGCAGTCCATGTAGTCCCATCAAAATACCAGATCGGATCGTCGTTGGCACCTGGTGTTGGGATGGTAGCGTTAAAATTTGTTACAAAAAGTAACTGAGTTCCGGCAACTCCCTGCCAGTTAGCTACCCAAAAGAAGTTAAGATCAGTACCGTGCCAAATAGCAGCGCCGGATCTATCCCATGCACCACTAGAAAAGAGATAGGCATAACGAGTGTCGAATGCATAAGTTGGGTGGTCATTGACGGCGTTTATTTCATACTGATCGATACCCATTACTGGAAGAGCCGGATAAAAAAATATAGTTGTAGTAGCTGGGCCCCCAGTAATAGTAAATGCGCCAGTACTAATATCAAATGTTCCCGATCCCATCGTGGCAAGCATAGCCTGCGCGCCTGGCGTAGCCGAAATGACTGTGTACATTTCAGTGCCAATAGAAAACGCTTGACCCACCGCCAAAGTAAGTCCCGCATCAGATAAAATCGTAAGAACATTTCCTGAAGCATTTCCCGCTCCATCAGTTATTCCGACGCCAGCACCTCCTGATATTAAGGATGTCCTGAGCCGGGAATTAAATTGTGACGTACCCATAAGGCTTGATCCAAATCGCTTGAGAATTCGGCTACGAAAAACGTACGCATTTTGAAGATAATCAAATGCTTCATCAGGTATTAACCAAGGCGGTTGATTCTTTGTTAAACCAGAGTTGATCGGCGCAATTAAAAAGCGATCGAATGCCATATTAGTATCCTATAGCTAAATATTGAAATAGAACAACTTTAGTCGTTACCGTAGTACGAGCTGATCCAAATGCATTAAAGCCAAGATTATTAAATGATGAAAGCCGAACAAAACCGTCTCCATCTGATGCATTACTATACGCAGTGCATAGAACCATAGATAATACCTGAGTAAATGCAGGAGCCCCTGGATTTAATGCAGCAAACGTAAATGCAGTGTTACCATTTGCTGATCCATTACCAAATTTCATAAGCAATCCAGAAGGGAGATACGTCCATCCTCCCGTATTGCTTGCGGGCGCCGATGTAACACTGAGCACTGATGCCGTTACAGGGATCTGGGTAACGGTCGCCTGGTTTGTTTTATTGATATAAAGCTCATTTTTAGAAGTGGTAGGATTATTTGCAGAATAAAGTCCCACAACGCCAGAAGCAAAAGCAGAACCTGCAGGAGGAGTCGCGCCCTGTGTCGCTAATAAAATCCAATTAAATCCAGCAGTACTGTTAATCGAATCGCTTGATGCGCTTGCATTTCCCGCAATAGCCCCAAGGATTGTAAAGTTGTTTAATATATTGCCTTGTGATACGGATAATTTATCGGTCGCTTGCGGAATATTAGGAAGATAGGCCATTTTTTTCCTTTCTAGTATGATTTTTTACTACGCCCACAATTGTAGACATGCTACAGTTAAATATTTTAACTAATCGTAAATATGTAAAACCTTGTGATTTTAACAGTCTCATTTCTTCAATTTGGCCGTCAGTAAATCGAGAAAAATGATTCTTTTCTCCTACGGGTTTTCTATTTTTTTCAAAAGCATCTCTCACATTATCAGCCTGTGTTCCTAAAAATAGATGACTCGGATTTATGCATTTAGGGGTATCACAACTATGACAAACTAATTTTTTATTAGGTATAATTCCTACAAATGCTTCATACGAAATCCTATGTGCTAAGTACCATTTAAGATTCCAGCGCAACTTACTATAAATTCCAGATGATGATTTCTTATAAAGCCAACAACCATTTTCTTGTTTTTGAAGTCCATCAAATATTTTACACTTAAGAGAGCAGCATCTTTCAGGGCCCCTTGCTACAAATTCCGTTTCGCATTTAACGCATTTTTTCATATCTTTTCCAATCAATAAATGATGTTTTTGATATGATACTAACATGGGCTGAAATGCTACGCAATTTATCACAGTCTCTCCTAATTAAACGTTACTTCCACCACTACCCCATCCACCAAATCCTCCAGTCGTAGGAGAAGTTTGTTCTGTGTAAATGGTAGCTGTTCTTTCATTAGTGTACTGAACAATTGTTCTTCTTTGCATTAATCGTTCTTGTTCTTTCAAAGCAGGCATCAATAGCTGAACGCTATCCATATCCATTCTATCTTCTAATATCTTTTTAGCAGAAGAGAATGCAATATATTGCCAATATTCTTCAAGTTCTGGGCTTTGAGACGTGCTTAAAAGAGCTGTTGGTCGCTTATATACTTCGATATCAATTTTATATGGCTGATCAGGAACCGGACGAACGATAAAGGTATTGGCGTAATAAAGCATCGCCTGTGGCCGCGCAAGAACTGAAGGAATAGTTTGGCTATTAATAGGTAATCCAGGTCCAGGAGCAGATCCAAAAGTAATGGTAAAGACGCCTGTCGCGTAGTTTACCGTATTGGTCGGATCAACTACCGTTGGCGGGGATAATAGAGCAGCCTTATAAGCGGCAGATGCGGGATCATATAAATTCCCAGTCGTTGTGGGATTACCGGTAGTTGGATTGATGACCGGCACATCAACGAGGGCTAACCCATTAAAATTAGAATCAGCTGAATCAAAAAGCACTTGCCCTTGTATGAGACCAATATTCTGTATGACGTTGCCTGGCGTCGATTGCTGTGTGTTTATGACGCCAGTAAACGAGGTAGTAATGCCGTCTCCAGCAGGTCCGATAGAAGCGATTGAGTTAACATTAGGATAGTAGCCGTAAAATTGTTCGCGTGATTGCGTATAAAGAGTTTGATAACCAGCAACATAGATTGGTGGATGCACGGAAATATAATTGTTCTGAAAGTTATACAAAGGGTTTGCTGTTATAGTCGGATTGGTAATTGGATCGCCAAATGATAACTCGTCAGTGGGATAGGTATCTTGATATGGATTAGTGTAAAAAGAAAATGTCTGTCTTAAATTAAATGTCCGCAAATGCTCTGGAAAATCATACACAACGAAAGTATTAATATAATTTTGCAGATCCGTATCGGTTAGCTGAGCGGTAGAGGGGCTTCGAGTAAGTCGCCGTACTTTATTTTGTATGGCTTGAAGTGTACTCGTTGGTGGTATCACTGGCATAACTATCTCTCCTTATAAAAGATTAATCTCAGCTGGAGCAAGCGTATCATTTTTTGAACCAATTGGAACAGACAATCCACATATATTTATTTTTGATGAGAGGCCCACAGGGATCACAAAGGGAGCAAAGTTAGTTGTATCAATATTTATGGTAAAAGTTGTAGGACTTGTCACTACAATAGGAGAAGTCATCTGATCTAATTGGATCATGCCTAAAGCGGGTGGTATATCGAATCTAACTATTGTTCCATTAGGATACCCATGTGCGAATGTGGTAGTCACTAAAGCAAAGGGACTATTCGTTATTGATGCAATAATCCGCATTGCAGGACCATATACGGGATCTCGATATGCGTAACACTGATAAGCCATTCCTTTCTCCTATTGTAGATATATCCTATTTCAAGAATGAAACAGTTTCAATATTTGATGGCGTAAGATCAGCAAGCTCTCCTGGATCCATAAAATCTAATGGCTCAAAAGAGCATCGACGTTTCTTCTTGGTAATTTGAACACTTGGTTTGCCCTGTTCATCCATTTTATATGCATGCTCAGGATACCAACAGTTATTAGAAAGATGATATGCTACACCGCGCGGGATAGTATAAATAGAGCCATCATTCAATGTGTATGTTTCTATCTCATCTTCTTTATATTTTCTAAAAGAGAATGCCATAGTACCTCCGGGAACTTCAAAAAATCTAAAAATGCCGCGTACCATTTCTCGGTCTTTGTCGCGCATATATTTAAGGTCTTTTTTCGTTTTTGGCGCATTCTTCGTTTCCGAATTATTTTGTGTTCTTCCATCTGACATACTTTTCCCTTATCTATAGCGGGGTAGGCCGTCGCCTACCCCTATAATGTAACATTAATTAAAAAGGCCGTTGTAAAATCGGTTAAACAATATTCTGTAGTTGATCGATATACGAAGACTTACCGACTCTCCAGAACATTTCGCTGTTAGCAACAGAAGCAGCTCCAGGACCTTGAATGAAGGCACCATTGATAGTACCGTTAGCACCAGCACCGAGGAACATTCCTAGAACGCCAGTATTAACCGCAGCATCTGCCAAGATACCTGACTGAGTTCCTGGAATTCTGACTCCACCAACAGTTGGAACTTGTGGCTCAATAGAAGCCAAAGCCGAAGCGGTGTTTTCACCAACTGGAATCATTAATGGGAACGATGATGGTTGTTGCGCAACAGTAGGCCATACAAAAGGAGAGAATGATAATGTGTTAAGATCAGTGATGAATGAATAATCATCAACAACCTGAAGAACAGTAGCGGTCAACCCATCAAGCTGTACCATTCCCTGAGCCCCAGTTGCAAGTTTAGGGATAGAGAATCTAATCAGCTGTCCCGCCGTCATGCCATGAGCAATAGATGTAGAAACAGTTGATAATAAAGCTTGAGACACGTCAGTGATATAACGATGACGTGGATAAAATAGCTCGCTTACATTGATAACGCGATAGAAACCAGCACCACCAACAACACCAGGAACGTTTGCTAATGCATTAGATGCAAAAAGCAATTCGAAGCTGACACCAGGCGTAACCGCGCTTACTACCATATCAATACCATTGACATCAGTTTGTGCAGTACTGCTCAAACGAACAACACTACCAACACCTATTCCAGAAGTATTTGCGGTAGAAACAACAGGTCGTACTGCATTTGTGGTCGCAGTAGTTGCAATTGTATTACCAACTAATGGCAATGCATCAGGATCTTGTCCTGATGGATCAAATAAGGTGAATCCACCTGACAATAAGAAATCGCCGTTAAGAACGCCGGTGGTAGCACTATAAAATTTCACGTATGCTTGACCAGGCTCCATGCCACGTTGCCAGTAATATTCTACCCCGGCAACAGGAGAAACCTGACCAGGAAGCGCAGCATTAAATGAGTTCCATACCCACATCCAGTCAATGCCTGAAGGGACAGGTACAACCCATCCTGCACTATCAAGTTGTAATCTAAACGTACCCTGACTTAAAATAGTTCCGTCCATAGTATCTCCTTTAAGCTAATGTCGCGCGTAAGTTAATTACCCACAAATCATTAGTAATTCTTGGAACCTCAGCAAATTTATAACCAACAGAAGCGTTCAACGCTAATGGCCCATCATATATAGGCGGTCTATAGATAAAGCTTGCAGAATATCCATCTTGCTCGATGCATGCATATGCTTCCATACCAACACAGAATATGTTGAATACGTTAGCACCATTTGAAGATGCATTCGCAGCAAAACTACCAATGGACGAAATCAAGAATCGTAGGTTACCAATCGCACCCCATTCTGAACGAAGCGCGTTCATCGGAGCAGGATATTGATTCTTTTGGATGAATCCAGCAACAGCATCAAGGTTACCAGTCAACTGAGTTGAACATAATGCAAAGTATGCATCACGAACTGGTGCAGTACCGAACTTATCTTCACCTTCGATGTTATCCATGATGGTGTACGCATTGTTATTAAGCAATGTTCGTACAACAGCATCAACGTCTGAACGGGTGATTTCAGTTGGGTTATCACCATTAACACCACCAACACAGTTAATGAAACCAGCGGTTGCTGCTAACATATCACGGGTCAATTGATCTTCGGTTTGACGGAGAGAAACACCAAGACGTGCTGCGCATTCGTTCAACACTGGGTCTTGGTTTTGTAAGGTAACTTGTTCGTTCAATTGAACGTATGTTCCATAGAATGAGATCACCGCATCAATATCTACCGCAGTAAGATTTTGAGCAGGAGGAGTAATACCAGAATTTCCAAGAGGAACCATCGCTGTATTAAGCGGATTATATCTACGCATACGAAGAGTTGTACCACCATTGCGCGGCATGTTCTTCTTCATCGCAGGTATTTTATGGATCATATTTGGAACTGGTACAGATAGTAATTTGTACGAGAAGCTTTGCTGCACTGGTGCAGGCAGCGTGCTAGTAGTCGTAATAGACATAGTAGCTCCTTAAGTATTAAACCAATATTTATACTTAAGACTGACGAGATCTTACATTGCGTCATTCGGTGGACGATGCCCGATTGCGTCCAGACAGATTCGGATCGCTACTCCGAAATACCTTGCAGATTGGAAGAACGACTTCCAAATTACGTTCATAGGCATCATATAATCAACAAAAAAGATAAGCAAGTGTAAATATAAAGAAAGGTTGGCCACCTACACGTAACCAACCCCTAAAAAAAATCGGAGTACTCCGACTAAAAAAAGGTATTTATACTATACCACATTAAAAAGAATCCCCAAATAACTATAGGTGAATTACAGTTATTTGGGGCCGGAGCTGATATGGTAATAATATAATTATGTCATTTTTTTTATCATTTACGATACTGATTCATTTCTTTCCACATTTGCGCTTTCAATTCATCAGTCAAAGTACCATTCGCAAACGCATTTGCTTTAGATAACGGACTATCTCCCTGTTGAGGAGAAATGCTTGCTAATGATTTTGGCTTAGCTGCATTGCGTTGAGCGAGTTCTTTTTCCTGTTTATACAGGTCTTCTTGTGGAGAAATGCCAAGTTTCTTAATCATGGTGTACGCAGCAACAGCCTTACTATAAAGATCACTAGAGGAATTAATAGTATGCGCAATTTCAGGGTACATACTCCTTAAATTATTAAGGTTATCCGCCGAAACAACACTATCAAAATCAGGATATTGTGTCTTTAGTTTGATCTCAGTGGAGCTCAACGATGATTGTTGCTCATATTGTTTTAGTTGCCGCTCTAAATTCTGGATCTTCTTGTTTACCTTGCTTAGATGTTTACCTTCAACAAGAGAATCATCTTCAACAGAAACGTTAAGATCTTCCTCTGTTTCTGGTTGTTTTTTTGACTGAGCTTCCAATATCATCCTCTCAAGTTCTTCTGCCCTGCGTTCGGCGCGCTCTGCTTTTTCGCGGAGCATTTTCCATGATTCTTGCGGAGCAGGCTTGTATGATTGCTGCACTTCTTGAACTGGTTGTTCTTGCGGCAGTTCCTCTTGGATTGTTTGTTCTACTTCAGGAGCGGCAGCTACTGGTTGTTCGGCAGCTTCTTCTTGAAAGATTGGTTCAGGTTTTTGAATAACGACACCATCTTTATCATATTGTATCTCAAAGCTCATACTTTGCTCCTCGCTTCTTTGCACGCATTAATTTCATCCAATAAACCTAAACAAATTTCCACTTCTATACCGGTGTCATCAATTGTTGTATTTACATCAGACAGGGAATGTGCAATTTTTATATATAATTCATGTTTAAAAATGCGTTCAAAATCATATTGATCATTGTGATGACCAATTTTATACCATGCCAAGCAAACAAGGCAACATGTATTTTCAGAAGCCCCTGTGTGATCAAATTCTAGCTTACATGATCGACATCTTTTCATTTTCGATTCCATATGAGATCACCCTTTAAAAGTAAAACCTTCTAATTCCACACTTAACTCTTTTTCACCATTCAAATCTTTAGCGAGTCGCAGAAGAGTTCCATCATTGAAAGCCATGACGTACTCAAGCAATCTATATTCTTCAACGGGAATAAGATGCTTGTTCATCGTCATTTCTTCGCAGACTTGCTTTGATGGTATAACCCACATAAAGATGATGTCATCAGTTTTTCGCTTATATTTGTAAACGGTTTGATCCCAATCAGGAGTAGGACATGACAAGCGCCCATAGAAATAGTTCCTGATCACATTTTGCATGAGACGTTCACGCTTTGTTAATACCACAACATAGAAGTCATCAGGGAAATCTTTTTTAGATCGCTGAACACACTCTAATACATTTTTATCATAGTCGGCTAATTGTTCTCGCATTTGCTCGACCGCAGATGTAGTCTCTAAAGGCTTTACTATAAGATCGGAAGATATCTTCCCTACTGTCTCTCGCACCATAATTCTCCTCAATAGTAATAATACTCCATGAGAATATAGTAAAATCCCCACGTCGTAAAACATGGGGATTCTGGATGTGCTCTCTTTCTAGGAAGAGCAACGTTTTAATACTATTAATTTGTACAGTCAATTATACCAAAAGCATAAGATCTGTACACAAAGAGAATTATATTATTTCTTTTTCTTATGCATCTTCTTTTTAGCTACTTTTTTGCCCACTTTTCGAGCTTCAGATAAGGCAATAGCAATAGCTTGTTTAGGATTGGTTACTTCAGGGCCTTTTTTAGAACCGCTGTGGAGCTTATGTTCTTTGAATTCCCGCATAACCTTCTCTACTTTTTTCTTCTCTTTAGCTTTCTTCACCGGTTTATGCTTAGCCTTCTCATGCTTTACATGTTTTACCGGCTTTTTTTCTTTTTTCTCGACGACTACTTTTTTAACCACAACTTTTTTCTTCTTTAACATGATCAATCCTTTTTTGTTTGGGAGAAGAGGCGAGGAGCAACACTCTCTCTCCCCCCAAATTAGCTTTGATGAAGCCTATTTAACGCGAGATATTTCATCAAAAACAAGACGTTGTTCAACGTAACTGTTTTTCTTTTTATCCTTTAGCATATTAGAAGGAATGCCGAGAATAGCAAACGCTATCTTCGTTGGTCTTCCTTTTAATCGTGGCATAGCAGGCATGTTAGTCCCACTCCGGTAAAAACATACCACCAAGCTTAGGAAACTCATGATGTCGTGCCATACGAGGCAAATTTGCCATGGCGTTTTTGTCTTCACTAAGCAAGTTAAAGTCTGCTCGTTCTTGATTCCGACGCGGATCTTGATTTTCAGACTTTATCTTTCCTGCTCTCATAAAGGCCATACGAATTTCTTGTTCAAACATAGAAACTCCTTAGACTTTTTTAGGAACATTATGCTTGCTGCGCAAGCCATCATCAAGTGCTTCTTGGCGATTTACACCACGGATTGTGTCATCAAGCTCTTCTGGCAAGTAGCTTCCTGCAGCAGGCCATGGCTTAATCATGACTTCTTGTGGCATATTAGCAATTGCTGCGTGATTTTCACGGATCATTCCTGAATCTTCCATCTCTTGGTGACGACGGCTAGAATGTCCTTCGTAATGACCAGAGCTGTGATGAACTGGAGCATGTTTTTCTTTCATGTGATGTGAAGAATGATGTCTTTTTGCCATTGGGCTCTCCTTCGAAACTGCGATCCACTTTCGTGTCGCAAGGCTATAACCTCTATCGACCAACTAAAACCATTCTAGTCAGCTTGAGATCATTAAATCTCTAAGGCTGCGCTGCTTGCTGCATATTCAACGCTGGATTCTGCAATACTCTATCGGCTGCAGCTTGTTCAGCCATATTCTTTTGTTCTTTTGGTTCACTTATATCACTACGCAACATATTTGCCAAGCTTATTAACTTCTCTAAATGAGCAATATCAAGTTGCTCAAGCTCTTTCAATGCTTTCACTTTATCAAGCAATCCCGCATCTTCATCACGAGCAGCCTGAGCCTTTCTTTCAATAGCAAGCGCTTGGTTTTCTTCAACGCGAGATGCGCGTTCGAGGCCCAATCCCTGATCAGAAACAGCACGAGCGCGAGTAAGATCGATTTGCGCTTGTTGCATTTCCAATTGTAGTTCAGCTTGTTGGCGCTGCATTTGCATCTGCTCTTGCTTCGATTGTTCTATTGATTCGATAAGCTCTTTTTTGTTTTGCATTGTGGAAGACTGGAGCAAGACATCATCTGGTACCGGCACGCCGGCTTCTCGGAGATTGAGCAGTTGAGCGAATTGCATCTGTTTTTGAGTGGTCGTGTTAAGACCTTCTTCAACCATTGCATCATATTTTCCAAACGCCTTATTATAAAATTGTTCAGTCGGTTCTTTACCTTCTAGAATCTTTTTTATTTTTCCGGGTGTGAAATTAGCTTGTATAAGATTAATCATCAACTTACCAAGCATCTTCTGAGTGCTGTCGAGATTATCAAAAAGGATCTGTAAGGTTGTAAGTCCAGATCCTTGCCGAAGCATCGATAGTATACCAGCTTTATCATCAGTTGCACTGCCAAGCAATTCTTCATTCACTCCTGATATTTGTGATATCTCTTCACCAAGTATTTTAGAAAGCTCGATCATTGATGGCGGAATCTGCGGTGCAATCACTTGTTGCACATCACTCATCTGCGCATCATCTTTTAGCGCAAGACCACGACCCTGACCTGACAAGAAAACATCTTTCGGGTTAACAAGCGCTGATTCTTTATAGATCCATCCGGAGTTTATTTGCGATTCGAGAATGTCCAATTCAATAGCTTTTCGACGATTATACAGATACTGGCTGTCACGAAGGCCTCGCACAACACCTTGTATACGCCATGGGAAATAAGGAATCTGAGGGTAATAATAAGCAAATGTGGGAACAAACGGATACTGATCAATTCCCATAGGCTGCGGTCCATCATACATAACCTTTCCTTGCACGACGACAGCAAGCTTGACGGTAGGTATTTCACTTTCAATAACGGTTACTTGTGGATAGACGCGAAGGAACTCTTTAAGCTTTTCTTCATCTTGTGAGCGCCATTCTTGCGTTTCCCCAGTCTGAGCATCAACAAGCAGCTTTTGATTACGATAATCACGGTAGTAATATTCATCATACGTAAGAAGATTTTTCATCCCGTAGTTATATGACTCTGGCAGGAATTGGAATTTAGCATCTTTGTTATATAACGGCTGAAGCCCAGAAATGATTTCGGCAGACTCAGGCAATAGCGATATGCATTCGCGTTTAGTAAGATACGAGCGTTTCCATATCGCATTACAGTCTGAGAGATCAGCTTTCCTAAAGTAGGGGTCAATAAGAAAGCTATTGTACGAACAATTATCGACTTTAATATTCCCATTAACAGGATCAGACCGATAATCCATCCACACTTGTAATAGATTCATTCCCGTTACCAGTGATCCTCGGAACGAATCAGAAATAGTCTCAAGAACATTCTCTTGGCCATTTATCCACATCAAAATTTTTGTAAATTGATCAGCAGTTTCATTGTCTGCGTTTTCTACACCAACAACAACGGTAGACTTACGGTTATTACGTTGATGCCCGTCAATCATGTTTATGACACGAGCGATTCGATTAAAATTAAACTGACGACGACGGTTAGCAGGAAGATTGCCATATATATCGTTCCAAAGAGTCTGATCACCCGCCATAAACCGGGAGTCGGTATCAGCTTCTCCCCAAAACGACTGATTAATAGTAATCGATTCCGAGTAAAACGCCTCCATACGCGATAATATCCCTTTGTCTTTCTCTTCATAATATTGAGGTCCGAGTTGGGGGAAGATCATCTAATTCTCCTTTTAAATCTACTCACGAATGATTCAGCAGTTAGTCTAACAACTACACCGCAAGAATATCAAGAAGAAAAATAAAATTTTAAAGTAGTCCCCCGAGGGTGGGTCGTGAGACTACCTAACATTAAAAAGAGAGGGAAATGTTCATTCGTTATCGTAGTCACTAAAAACAAAATATTCATCAACAAAATTAAATGCCCATTCAAGCAGGCATCGTTCTTCGTGGCGCAAAGGAGAAATAAGATCAATAAGGGATTCTATAGTCTTGGCATAATCTCTGAAAATTAATTCTTTTTTTGCGGAATCAACCACAGGACTATCTTCTACTTCAGCGACTAAATCTCTAATAGCAGAAAGCTGTTCTACGCACCATGAGACCACATGATCTTCGAGATCATTGTAGGCCATTTTCTTTTTTTGACCCAGAATCATTGACTACTCCCTCACAGTTAGATTTTCTACAATCTAGACAAATCGATTCCACTTCATAGTACACTTCCGTGGTGATAAATTCATCAGTCGTATTTACTCCTGCAAGACTAGCATCTTTGACTGCTAAGTAAAATGGATTTTTTTGAGTGTGTTTTGAGCTCCGATATTGAGGTACAAAAACCCCTTTGCAATCAGTATCCTTCATTCTGAAACACTGGTGGCAAGTTAGTTTGTGATCCGTACATTGCTTCGCGATAACGTCTTTCTAATTCTTCAGGAGACGTACCGTCTTTTGTTTTCGGCAGCGAGATACAGAGATATCTCATCGCATCAGCAAAATGTGATGACCAATCGTGAAGAGGACAGCTCTTATACACTTTACGTTTTACATCAAACTCTTGTCGATAGTTCTCTAACGCTTTTAATAGCGATTCGCAGTTCTTCTCATCAATCCATATTTTACTTAAAGCCGATCGGACTGATTCTATCCCATCTTCTACTGAAACATCGGGAGCGATTACAAAGTTTATGCCAAGCTGCTTGGCCTTTTCAAGGCGCGTCATGCCTGAACCAAACTCACGCACTTTAATATCATGAGGCGCAATATGTTTGCCGTATGTATAAGGCTTTTGCTGTAAGATCTTTGCGTAATGCTCGAGTCCTTCTTTGCTCTTTTCGTAGACATCAATAAGGCGTATGGCTTGACCAATCACCTGGAAGAAGATGATGCAGGTACTATCACGCACCCCTAAGTCCCAGGCAGTATGTACTTTAAATCCTGGTTCCCAGGAAACTAAACCAATCTGGTTCTTGACGCGCATTCTGTCTAAATATTTTGCGTAATAAGAACCCTCCACTCCCATGGTGAAGCTCGTATAATATTCTTGCTGAATCAGATCGTCACTCATGATCCCTTCTTGTCGCTCTTTTTCTATCTCTTCAAGGGGAATATGATTGGTGTCTTCTACAGTGAGCTTATACACAAACCATTCAGGTGAATGGAGTGCTATTTGGTACAACTGCCACATATGATTCTTGCCACGAGGTGTTGAAATAAAAAGAGCCCATCCCTGGTTAGCCGTGAGAATCGGGCGAATATATTGATAAGCCCGTTCGTCTTGCAACGCATATTCTGAAAAGACGACTCCTTGAGGATTTGTTCCCATCAACGAGTCGTAATTATCAGATCCAACAATCTGGAAAAGAGATCCGTTTTTAAAGCGGATCTTCATTTCCTGTCCATTCTTTGAGTCTATCAACTCCTCAGGAATATAATCTAGAATTCGTTCGCCAGTGTTGGTGATCGAATCCCACAAAATCTTCTTTCCCGATGCATAAGTAGGAAAGATATAGAATATAACGCACACTTTTTTAAGGCATGCGCGAATACACAATTGAAAAGCAGTGATGTCCTTGCCAGCTCGTCGAGGAAGGATAGCAAGAACCTTTTTATAACCTTTATTTTCTATTGCATCAAGAATAGGGAGTTGATAGTCTCTCGGAACAAATTTGTTCAATCGTATCTTCGTTTCTACATTCTGTATCATGCTCATCCGACCTCTTATATAGATTTCTCTCATCAACGGTATACCAATATACAACATAAGAGGTCGGATGTTACTTTTATTCAGCTCCTGCGAATTCAGCCATCTGCTTAGAGAGATTATTTATATCTTGTTTAAGCGATTTCCCATGCACAAGCGCTTTTTCATTCTGCTCACTTGATCGCATATGCATAACTACATTCTCTGCATGCTGTCTTTCTTGAAGCCTAATCGCCGCCTCCTGGGCAGCAACTGCTCTTCTTTGGATATCGAGCGCTTCTTTTTGCATAGCCACTTGTTCTTCGCGCTGCTTATCTTCTTTAGCCCTCTTACCAGTTGCCTCTTTATAGATATCTTCAGCGCCTAGTCTAACAGCAGTAGAAACAGCAGGTTCAATAACTGCCCCTAAGGCAAAACCAGCTGCGGTACATCCCGATGCAATCACAGCAACCTCTTTTCGCGTAATACCACTACGCTTTGGACTACTTGGCGCTGGCTTTGGTTCTTCCTTTTTTGCTGGAGCAGGTGCCGGTTTAGGAGCGGCCGCAGGTTTAGGCTCATGTTTAGGAGCGGGTTTGGATTCAAAAACACTCGAGACGCTACTACCTATTCTACCCATCCATGGAGAAAGAATACCACCGCTTGCCCATACTACTAATCCAGTAGCGCCAACGGCAACAGTTCCGACTGCAGCACATTTAGCAAAGCCACCTGGAGAATCAAAACATCTATCAAAGGTTCCTTTCTCCTCTTCCTTCTTGTCTGGCGCAGGATTTGCTGCGAACATAAAATTGCCAATAAATAATAGATTTAATAAAACGACGTGACTATTCTTCATGAATTAATTTCCTGATAAATTGATTTATAATTGACAGAGGATCATTTTTTTAGTTTGCCGAGAAGTTGTTCTCGTAAGCCAGTGATGCTTTCTCCGTTCTGGAACCTTTGCCTACGGTTCTTTACAGCACTCTCGCTTTTTTGAGAACTTTCGGCACTTTTGATCTGCCCATAGTGAGCCTGCGCTTCTATTCTGCGCACCTCTTCCTCATAGTTCGCTTGTATCTGGCTACGACGAGATTCATCAGCGCGACCTTGTGCGCGAGCCATGAAAGAAACGGCTACAGAAGGAGGCATCCTAAGAAGATCAGGAAGAATAGATCCCCTGACATTAGCGATAGCTTTGTTCACGGATTCCATGTGCTGAGGTTCTGGCGCTCGGTTAAATCCATGAGCGGGAATATTATCAGCTACTGGAGCGTGTACTTTTGAATATTGCGCAGCAAAATTTAATGCAGGTGCTAAGTTCGCTGGTTCTTGAGCAGTTGCTTTTTGATCTTGCGCATCAAATACCTTGCTTATAGCTTCTTTTTCTTGTGGAGTAGCCTTGGGGAGAACCGGAGCAGGAGCTGCAGCTAATGATGCTGACCAATCATCATATGATTTGATGGCAGCCCTTCGCTCTTCTTCCGTTTTTGCACCAGCTGCTTTGATTGCAGCAGCGCGTCCTTCCATCTGTTCTTTGTCAGCAGCTCTTTTAGCGGCAGCTTTCTCAGCAGGAGTTTCATATCCCTTTTGACGCATTTCAAAATAACCCATCTTCACGACAGGTTCCTTAACCCAATCATGATTCGCATATGAAATCTCTTCAGGATGCGCATAGGACGGTATTTGAACAGGTGCTTGTTGATTTCCAGAAACGACAGGATTTACCGTAGTAACGTGTTTCTTATTCGCTCGATTTGCCTGGCGGAATCGCTCGAGCTTTTCTTGGTTCGCACGACGCTGCGCAGCAATCTCATCTGCTGATCGTGGTGCAGCTGCGGGACGTGACTCTGCAGGCTTCTCAAAACCGTTCAATTCACCCCAGCTGGGATTAATATCCACAGGGATAAGTTCACCACGCTCTATAGCTGCATTACTTTCTTGAACGCCCTTATATGCTTTCACACCCATATCCATCATGGCGCTTATGCCTACCCATTCTGGACCAGTTACTTCAACGGGAAGTGATTTCTTTACGCCTTCTTTTGCAAGAAAGTCTATGCCCTTTTCAACGGTATCTACGTCCATGTTATGGCATAAAACACCATCAATGAACAATGCTCGCCCTGGGCTATTAACCGAGAGCTCTATGGGGAATCGTATAACACGTCGCTTTCTTAACTGAACATCAAGGATATCGATGGGAGATCCATCTTGACCCATAAGCACATGATCTTCCGCTTCAAGATCTCTCGCTTTGACCCACATATTACTACTAAGATCATAGAATCGTTGATCTGGCATCGCTTTAATGATGCGAGTGCCGATATCAATATCTATGCAAGAACGCGTAAGGTTATGCGAAAGCCCTTTGTAAATGATATTTGCTTTGCCCATGGCAGTTGTTATGGGTGAGTAGGCATGTACTTTTTGGCCAAGCCTGAGCTTGGATATCTGTACTGGTCCTTCCTCAGTACTCACCGTAGAATCTTCATGAAATGCCGCAAAGGCGGGATTCATAAAGGCAGTAGATACTGCGAATAGTTTTAATAAATTATATTTCATGTTGCTCCTAGAAATATATGAATGGTTTAATTCGCTCCGCCCATTCCTACCGCAGGCTCCCCAGTTTTAGTCCACATCCAGGAATCAATCTAGCGTGCCCTGAATAAAAATAAAGATTTTTTTTCGGCGAAAAATCGGTTTACGAACAAAATCACTAAAACTGCATTCAGGATGTAACGAGATTATAAAAATTACTACTCAAAGTTGCACAGACTTTGAACGTGTGACGGAACGTCACGGTTTCGTCGAGTGTGTGACGGAACGTCACGAACTCATTCGTCATCTTCCGGTTCATCGAGATCCATTTTGATATGTGCATTTTCTCTGAGATCCGCTCTAAGCTCATCAACGAAGTCTTTATTCTTTGGATCGAGTATCCATCGCTCATGGCGCTCCAGTGAAACAGCGTTGAGAAAATCCGCTATAACTTCATCTATGCCCTTCTTTTTGACCATGGTGCATTACTCCTCTGCTTGTTTTTTGACCGGCACCAATGGAGAATCGGGGAATCTCTCTAAAACGACCTGAATTGGCTGCGCGTTATTCTCTGCCTTAGGTGCCAATTTAGCACGCCACTCTTCGCTCTCTTTCCATTCAGGATCATATAGGTGCTGCATCTTCATTATCAATGGGGCGCTATACTTAAATTTTAGGCCGCCACACTCTCTTCTCTCAGCTATCATGTCACGAACAAGGTCGCGCGCTTCTTTCAACTCAGGGCATCTTTCGAGCCATTTATCCCATGTCGGACGCGGGATCGCTTTCCTTAAACGATACGTACTCATCATGAGTATTTCCTCATCACGCACTAACTGTAACCATTCGGCAGCGCATTTCTTTATATATTCATTAGTAACTGGAATCTTAGCTCCTGAAAAGAGATCAATAAAGTATTCTTGGTGGTAGCTTTTGAGCGTTTCTTTAGGCTTTGTATCTGATCTAGGCGCTTTATTGACAGCTATGATAGAATTAGAAGTTTTTTGATTCATCACTGCACGGGCTGACTGTTTTTTTATTTTGCTTATTTTTTTTTGCAAAGGACTTTTGCGATCCATACTGCTCCTTATCTATAATCTCTTGCACATCGCCAGGCATGATTATCACCGACGAACAACGCATTTAGTATAAACCATAAAGAGGGAAAAATGACCTGTCATTTGGTTTTGACATAATATTATTTGCTTCCAAATTATCTGTAAATGACTCACTTAATCTCCAATTCTAGTCTGCATTTGCAGTCTTTATGCACTGTTTTCATGACAACATCTTGCTGTTCTGATGTGAGTCTTTCCAGATATTTATCGGCCGTATCTTTTAAATATTGATTCGGTTGTGTATGCAGTCTCATTTCAAACTTCATAGACATATCAAAATCACTCTCTATTTCACGCTTTGGTGGTGGTACATATTCTGCATTTGGACCAGCTTTCGGACGAACCCATGTCTTCTGCCTTCCCGTTTTAGGATCTTTACCAGTTAACTGTCGACTGTTTGTCGACGTTTGACTATGAGACTTCGCTGCCTCTTGCCTAAATATCCCCATGAAATAGCCAGCATGATTGCCTATCTCGGCACCAGCTGCCAACTTTTTACCCAAAATTGCCATTGTTCTTTCAAATATCCATTTTGGATGCTTTTTTATCTCTTCATAGTGTGCGTCAGTGAATTGGAGTGCCACATTTTTCTCCCCATATTTTATACTCTGATTTAAATAAACATCCTTTTCTTTTAATGGGTACCGATTTTCTGAAAGCCCTGCCGGACACGACAAAAGAAGGGTTGCTATCATGAATACATTCTTCACTAAGGAGGCAATCTTATGTCTGTTTTGTATATAAAACTCATGAATCTGGTAGCGCATACTTTGACGATGCCCACGGGATGAAGTTCTCATGATGTTTAAATTTTTAAACTTCTTGATAGCAAGCTGTACAGTAGAACGAGCACATCCGGCCAGAGAGGCAATGCGATCTAAAGAAGGGTAGAGATTACCTTTATATTGCAGATGAAGCTCCATCATGACTTTGAATATCTTGAAATCAGATTTAGTGAGTTCATCGGTGAGAAACTCATTGCAATAATTAATTTGTTTATCAAATAGTTGACAATCAAATTTATCTGGATTATTATTGCTATGTGAATGAACTGATTTTGAAATAGATTGCTTCGAAGAGCAAGATCTTACAAGAGATTGAAGAGAAGTGTTTAGGATGTCCGGGATTCTACGCATTGTACCTCCCTTTTTGAGTTTGGTTGTTTGCCCCAGAAATAGTATGTTTTGAATGATGACTTGCCGGAAGTGAGTAATTCATTGTCTTTTAGAATTCCTATGAGAGGGTGTTCGAAAAAAATAAAAACAATAGGCTCCAAGCTAGAAACTGGAGCTTTTTTGTTTTATTCTCTCAGCAGTTTAGGTGTATTTATTTCGTGCAAAAGTATAAAGCATCTCTATCCATAAAACAACTACAAATCAGCTTCTTTTAATTTATCCATGCCATTGAGCAGTTTAATGATCGCCTGGGATGAAAGATTTTTCCCACTCAAAAAGTTATACAACGATGTTTGTGATAGCTGTATATAATACGTTGCCTGTATGGTACCTACCCTTTTTTCTTCCATTAATTCTCTTAATTCTTTGCGTACCGCTTCTTGATCTACTATAAGATCAATATTCGATAGTTCACTTTTCATAAGTTTCCCCTTTCTATTTTCACACAGATATAGTATATTATATAAGATAGCAATTTATACAACAAAACACAATGGGAGTGTCATGGAACCAGCTAATAATATCTATGCAGCTCTAGCCCGTGCCCAAGCAACATATGCAAGTGCTCAAAAGGGAGGCTATAATCCTCACTACAAGAGCAGCTTTTCTACTTTTGAGGATCTTATATTAGCCTCACGAGAATCGTTGGCTAGAGAAGGACTATCAGTGTCCCAATATCTTCACTCAGAAGATGATCATGAATATCTCATAACCCTCTTGATGCATTCTTCAGGGGAAATCATTAAGAGTAAAGTGCGTATCTATGTAAAAGATAAGTCTGATATACAAAAGTTTGGATCAGCGATGACGTACTTAAAGAGATATGTCTATGCATCTATCTGTGGTATAGCTACTTCAGAACACGATGATGATGGGGATAGCATAGTACAAGAGTCGCTTATAAGCGACAAAC